TATGGAATGGATCTAAATTTTGGTATTTAAATGGCAAAAGACATAGAATTGATGGACCAGCAATTGAATATAAAAGCGGAAATAAAGAATGGTATTTAAATGGCAAAAAAGTAAACGAAGAAGATGTAATAATAAAAGCAGTTTTAACAGAAAGAGAATATTTAGATTTTGTAATTAATTTAAAGGAAATATTATGAAAAAACCTGAATTAACAATTGATAGATATGGAGATAAAAAATGGTATTTAAATTGTAATATAGATAAAACAGATGGATCAATTACAAAATATATTAATGGAGACAAATGTTGGTGGAGCAATGGATTGTTACATAGAGAAGATGGTCCAGCTATTGAATATGCAAACGGAGACAAATTTTGGTATTTAAATGGTAAATTACATAGAACTGATGGTCCAGCTGTTGAATCTTTGAATGGTTATAAAGCTTGGTATTTGAATGGTAAAAGGCATAGAATTAATGGTCCAGCTATTGAAGATTCAGACGGAGATAAAAAATGGTTTTTAAATGGAAAAGAAGTAAAAGAAGAAGATGTAATAATAAAAGAAAGTTTAACAGAAAGAGAATACATAGAATTTGTTCTTAATTTATAATTAAAATCAAAAAGAGGAGAAGGTGGTTTTGGGAGCTCTGGAATTATTTAATTAAAAGGAAAATAAAATGCATCAAAGTTCTTTTTGGGAAATGAGCGTTTTTGTAAATAAATATCTTAATCCTAATGATAAACTTAAAATTATTGACATAGGGAGTCAAGATATTAATGGAACATATAAACCACTTTTTGAAAATAATGAAAATTGGGAATATGTTGGTTTAGATTTAACTCCTGGAAAAAACGTAAATATAGTTTCTAATGAAATGTATTCTTATCCTATTGAATCTGAATCTTTTGATGTTGTTATTAGTGGTCAATGTTTAGAGCATGTTCAAAACACACATCTTTGGATAAAAGAAAATGCGAGAATTTTAAAAAAAGAAGGAATAATTTGTATAATTACTCCTTGGACATGGAATGAGCATAAATGCCCAATTGATTGTTGGAGAATTTTTCCAGATGGTATGAGTTTTTTAATGGAAGACATAGCAAATTTAAAAGTAATTGAAAATTATATTAATTCACCAAATACAGATTGTATAGGAATCGCAAAAAAAGGAATGATAATAACAGAAAATTTAAAAAAATTAGAAGAACAAGATATTATTACGTTTAATGAAGTAATTAAAGTAAATACATATAATGTAAAAAAAGAAGAAATAAAAAATAAAACGATAATAGATATAGGAGCGAATATAGGATTGTTTTCTATATTTTGCGCAGAAAACGGGGCAAAAAAAGTAATAGCAATAGAAGCAAATAGTAATATATTTAAAAAATTAAAAGAGAATACAAAAGAATACAATAATATTGAAATAATAAATTTAGCAGTATATAAAGAAGATAATATAGATGTATATATTAAAGATAATAATACTTGCTCTACTATCACTGAAGATTCAAATTGTTTGAAAATAAAAACTATAACATTAGAGTCTATAATCAATAAGTTTGATTTACAAAATATGGAAGATATAGTTTTAAAATTAGATTGCGAAGGTGCAGAACATGATATTCTATTAAATACAAAAAAAGAAATATTAGAGAAAATAAAAACAATATATATAGAAATACACGAAAGTGAAGTTTCATATGATGAAACACATAACATTAAAAAATTAAAAAAACAAATTGAAGAATTCGGATTTGAAATAAAATATAATGCTCCAGAAATGTTATGTTGGCAAATAAACGAAAATGGAGAAAAATTTAATATAAGAAAAATGCCAACCGAAACATATAAATTTATAAAAAAAAAAGTTGCAATTATAATGCCAGCATATAATTGTGAAAAAACAATAGAAAAGTCCATTAATGCAATTATTAATCAAACATATAAAGAATGGACATTGTTTGTTATAAATGATTGCTCTACTGATTCAACAGAAGATATTTTAAATAAAACATCATTAAAAGAAAAAAAAATACATATAATAGAATCTTTTAAGAACGAAGGACCAAGTGCTTCTAGAAATTTAGCTATAGAAAAAATACTTAAAGAAAATTTTAATTATATTGCGTATTGTGATGCAGACGATATATGGGACAATGTTCATTTAGAAGAAAATATATTTTGTTTAGAAAATAAATGTGTAGATATGATTTATTCAAATGCAAAAACTGTTTTTGAAGACGGATCAAATGCTTCTTCTTATGGAATGAATATAAGTAATTTTTTTAATTTTAATGATTTGTGTAAAAACAATTTCATTTATATTTCTTCTGTTGTTCACAAAAAAGAATGTCTTTCTATTGGATGTTTTGATTCAAAATTAGATTCTATAGAGGATTGGGATTATTGGTTAAGAATATGTAAAGAAGGATATAATATAGAAAAAAATAACAAACAAACAATATCATATTTAGTTAAAAATAATAGTTTTGCATCAAAAAGTAATGACAATATATATAATTTGTTTTATAATAAACATAAAGATAGTAATCTTAGAATAAGATTGTTATCTGTTTGTAAAAATGAAGAAAAAATGTTACCTTATTTTTTAAATTATTATTGTAAATTTTGTGAAGAAATAATTATTTACGATAATGGGAGCACAGATGAGAGTATTAACATTATTAATTCCTTTCCTAAAACAAAAGTAATAAATTATGATACGAATAATAAATTAGATGATATAAAAATAACAGAAATATTAAATAACAATTATAAGGAAGAATCAGAAAATTATGATTGGCAAATAATTTGTTCTATTGACGAATTTATTTATCATCAAAAATTAATTAAAAAGCTTATAAAATATAAAAAAGAAGGAATTACGATACCTAAAATAACAGGGTATCAAATGTATAGTAATTTTTTTCCAACAGAAAACATACAAATATATAATATAATTAAAAAAGGATTTAGAGATAATAATTTAGATAAAAACGCTATCTTTAATCCACAAAAAGTACAAATAAATTATGAAGTAGGATGTCATATATGTAATCCAGCTGGAGATATAAAGTATAGTAAAAATAATGAATTTAAATTATTACATTATCGTTTTATTTCTTATGATTATTTGCAAAATAAAAATAAAGAAAGAATAAAAGAACTAAGTGAATCAAACAAAGAACATGGTTATGGTATTCACTACAAAATATTTTCTAAAATAACAAAAGAAGATTTTATTAATGATTGTAAAAAATGTGAGGATATATTTAAAGAATTAGAAGAAGAAACAATTAAAAAAAACATTTCCAAAATAGATGATAAAATTGTTATTAAAACCAGTATAATTATTCCAACATATAATCATTTAGAAGATTGTTTAAAACCATGTATTGAAAGTATTATAAAACATACAAATTTAAATGATACAGAAATAATTATTGTTGCAAATGGATGTAATGATGGAACTGAAGAATATGTAAAATCGCTTGGAAAACCCTTCAAACTTCTTTTGTTTAAAAAACCTATAGGATATACCAAGGCAATAAACGCAGGAATAAACATAGCAAAAGGGGAGTATATTGTTCTTTTAAATAATGATTCTATATTATTAGAACAAAATAAAAACGATTGGATTAATATATTAATTGATCCATTAAAGGATCCAAATATAGGGATAACTGGACCATTAGAATTATATAGCGAAGAAATTAAGAAGAATTATTTATTGTTTTTTTGTGTAGCTATGAGAAGATGTCTGTTTCTTGAGCTAGGATTATTAGATGAAATATTTTCTCCAGGTATGGGAGAAGATGTAGATTTTTGTTTAAAAACTGAAAATGCTGGTTATAAAATTCAAAGAGTTCCTTCTGAAAAAAATATTTTTAATAATGATATAGGATTCTATTGTGGTAAATTTCCTATCTTTCATGAAGGTGGAAAAACTTTTTCAGAATTGGAAGAAAATGGAAATATATTAAATAAAAATAAAAAGATTTTGTTAAAAAGATATTCTGAAAAAAACGAATTAAAAATTAAAAAAAACAGAATATATGATACTTTCATTTTTTATAATGAATTAGATTTATTAGAATTAAGATTAAACGAATTATATAAAACAGTTTATAAATTTGTAATAGTTGAATCTACCTTAACACATTCTGGACAAAAGAAAAAACTTTATTATAACGAAAACAAAAAAAGATTCAAAAAATTTGAAGAACAAATAATTCATATAATTGAAGATATTTCAACTCCTTTTTTTGATAGTTGGTTAAGAGAAAATGCACAAAGAAATGCAATTATCAAAGGATTACAAGATTGTAACGATGATGATATTATTTGTATTTCGGATGTTGATGAAATTCCTAATTATAAAAAATTATTAGAATATAACAAAAATCTTGGAATTGTAAATTTAGAAATGAATCTTTATTGTTATTATTTAAATAATAAAAACATTTATCAAACATGGCATCATGGAAAAATAATACCATATGATTTATTAAAAAAACGAAAAAAAACCATAACAGACATACGAATGATACATGAAACAGAAGAACTTTTAAGTATAAAAGATGGTGGTTGGCATTTTAGTTTTATTGGCGGAATAAATAATATTATAAACAAATTGAATAATTATGCTCATCAAGAATTCAATAATGAATATTATAAAGATTATAAAAGAATTGAAGAAAATATTAAATTAGGTAAAAGTATTTTAGAAGATAAAAAAATGTTTGAAGTTGAAGAAATAGGAAATACATACCCTGAATATTTAATTAATAATTTTGAAAAATTTAAAAATTATATTTTATTAAAAACGAACAAAAAAGGATTAATTAAAAAAATGAAAAAAATATCAATAATAATACCCACATATAAAAAACATTTAAAAGAGTGTATTGATAGTATTTTAAAATTTACAGATATGAGTAACAAAGAAATTGTTATTGTTGCAAATGGATGTGACGAAAAAAATTCAGAATATATTAGAGAAATAAATAATAAAAACTTTATAAAAACAATTTGGTTTAAAGACCCAATTGGTTATCCAAAAGCAATAAATGTTGGTGTTAAAGAATCAAATATAGAATCTGAATTTTTAATTTTTTTAAATGATGATGTTGTTCTTCTTAAACAAGAAAAAGATATTTGGATTAATTTATTATGTGATCCATTAATTAAAGATAACTCTTTAATAGCAACTGGACCACTAAAAAAAGTATTAAGTAAAGACAATTATTTAATAGGAATTGAACAATTAAAAAAAGAATTTATTAATGAACATTATTTAATGTTTTTTTGTTGTGCGATTAAAAAAAATCTTTTTTATAAAGTTGGATATTTAGACGAAAGATTTTCTCCAGGAGGATGTGAAGACATAGATTGGTGTTTAAGATCAATTAAATTAGGTTATAAATTGTTAGAAGTTCCTGAAAACGAAAACAATAGAGAAGATAGTAGCGAAATGACATATGGTTCTTTCCCTATCTCTCATTTTGGAGCTTTCACAATGTATGAAATAAATAATTTAAATAAAGAAATTTTAGAGAAAAATATAAAACTATTATTAAAAAAACATGTAAATATATATAATATTTATGATTGTTTTATGTTTAATGACGAATTAGATATTTTAGAAATCCGATTTGATGAATTATATGAAACAGTAGATAAATTCGTATTAGTAGAAGCAACAAAAACACATTCTGGAAAAAACAAACCTTTATATTTCCAAGAAAATAAAAATAAATATAAAAAATACATGGATAAAATAATACATATTATAGTAAAAGATCTTCCAGAAGACACAGATAATCATTGGATAAGAGAGAGAACACAAAGAGATAATATTCTTAAGGGACTTGTAAATTGTAAAGACGAAGATATAATTTTATCTGGAGATGTTGATGAAATTCCTAAAAAAGAAATAGTAAAAAATTATAAAATTTCAGATGGGGTAATTGGATTAGATCTTCAATATAGTTTTTATTATATAAATTGTGTAAGACAAAAAAAGGGAACTTCACACTATAAAATAATGCCATATAAAATAGCTAAAGAACATTTAAGTGCATTAAGATATGAAGAAGTTCCTATAATAAAAAATGCAGGATGGCATTTTAGTTTTATAGGAGATGTTGATAATATAATAAAAAAAATAGAAAGTTATGCACATCAAGAATATAATACTGATTATTATAAAAATAAGAAAAAATTAAAAAAGAAAATAGAAAATGCAGAAGATATATTAGAAAAAAATATGGAATTTAAATATGTAAAAATAGATAATTCTTTTCCTGATTTTGTTATTAAAAATGAAAAAAAATTAATTGAAAAAGGTTTAATTAAAAAAATAGAAATTTTAAAAGAAAGATATAAATTAAAAAATAAAATATTTTTGAACGAAAGAAATGAAGAAATAAAATATTCAGTTATAATTCCAACATATAATCATTTAGAAGATTGTCTAAAACCCTGTTTAGAAGGAATTAGAAAATATACAAATCTAGAAAATATGGAAATATTAGTTGTTGCAAATGGATGTAATAATGAAACAAAAGATTATGTGCAATCTCTAGAAAAACAATTTATACTACTTTGGTCTAATGAAAAATTAGGATATACAAAAGCAACAAACAAAGGAATCGAAAGAGCAAAAGGTAAATATATAATATTATTAAATAATGATACTGAAATAATTGGAGGATATAAAAACGAATGGGTAGATAGATTAAATGAACCATTTAATAATATAAATGAAAAAATAGGAATAACTTGCTCTCATACATTGTACTCCCCAGAAGTAGAAGACGAATTCGCAATCTTTTACAATGTAATGATACCTAGAAAAATAATTAATGAAATAGGTTTATTAGATGAAATCTTTTCACCAGGATTCGGAGAAGATATTGACTATTGTATGAAAATAAAAAAACATGGATATACTATTTGTAATGTAAGTCATAATGGATATCCTATGAATCATAAAAGTGGACAAACATTCCACGATAAAGAAAATCATGAAAATTATGAAAAAACAGTTAAAAAAAATCAAAATATATTATACCAAAGATATGTAGCAAATAAATCAAATGAAATTACAGCAACAATTGTTACAAAAAATAGATATTTTGATACTTTACCACTAGCAATTGAATCTGTAATTAATCAAACTCTAAAACCAAAAAAATTGATCCTTTATGATAATGGAGATAAAATAGATCTAAGAAAATTACCTATTTATCAAAGTCTCTTCTCTAAACTCGACCAAAAAGGAATACAGTGGGAAGTCATCTTTATAGATGAACCAGGACAAATACATGGTCATCAACACGCTATAAAAAATGTAAAAACAGAATGGATATGGAGATTAGATGATGACGAAGTTGCAGAACCAAATGTATTAGAAACTTTAATGAAAAATGCAAATAATAAAGAAATAGGAGCAATTGCAGGACTTGTTATTGATCCAAAAAATGTTCAAACTATAACTTCTTCAAATATAGAAAATAATAAAATAAATAATGTTGAATTAAATATTCAATGGTTCTTACATAAAGAAAAAAGAACTATAGAAGTAGAACATCTTTATAGTTCGTTTCTTTTTAGAACAAAAGCTGGAAAACATGGATATTGTATGGAACTTAGTCCAGCTTGTCATAGAGAAGAAACTATATTTACATATGAAATGAAAAGAAACGGATGGAAATTACTTGTTGACACAAATGCAATAACATGGCATTATAGATCAGAACAAGGAGGAATCCGCTCTTATAACGATTCTAGCTTTTGGGAAAATGATGAAAAAATATTTAAAGATAAATTAAAAAATTGGAAAATAAAATGAAAAATAAACCAGAATTAAAAATTAGAGAAAATGGAAGTAAATATTGGTATTTAAATAACAAATGGCACAGAGAAGATGGTCCAGCTGTTGAATATACAAATGGAGATAAGTTTTGGTATTTAAATAGTAAATTACATAGAGAAAATGGTCCAGCTTGTGAATATGCAAATGGAAATAAAGAATGGTGGTTAAATGGGAAATGTCATAGAATTAATGGACCTGCTATCGAATATACAGATGGACAAAAAATATGGTATTTAAATGGTAAATTACATAGAGAAAATGGTCCAGCTTGTGAATATACAAATGGAGACAAATATTGGTTTTTAAATGGTGAACAAGTAAAAGAAGAAGATATAATAATAAATGCTAATTTAACAGAAAGAGAATATATAGAATTTATTATAAAGAGATTATTATGAAAAATAAACCTAAATTAGAAATTAGTTCAGATGGAACTAAATTTTGGTATTTAAACGGTTATTTACATAGAGCTGATGGTCCAGCTGTTGAATATCCAAATAAAGACAAATCTTGGTATTTAAATGGTTTATTACATAGAGAAGATGGTCCAGCTGTTAAATATGCAAGTGGAGATAAATATTGGTATATAAATGGTAAACTTCATAGAATTGATGGTCCAGCTTGTGAATATAAAAACGGAGATAAAGAATGGTATTTAAATGATAAAAAAGTAAAAGAAGAAGATGTAATAAATTATAATATAACAGAAAGAGAATATATAAATTTTATAATAAATCAAACCTAAAAATTGGCGGTTTATATCCTTGACAAAATATTGAAAATCTTATAAAATGAACTCAGAAAAAAGGAGAATAGAATGGAAAGCGTTTACATTGCAGGACCATATCGAGACAAAAGAGGACACTATTTTGTTGAACAAAACATTAGAGTAGCAGAAAATCTAGCTGTAAAACTTCTTAAAAAAGGATATAATCCGTATTGCCCTCATACAAATCTTAGAGCATTTGATGGAGTTGTAAAAGATGAAGTCTTTCTTGAATCAGGATTAGAATTTCTTAGAATGTGTGATTCCGTTCATATCCTACCAAAATGGTATAATTCAGAAGGAACTATTGGAGAAATTTTAGAAGCTATAAAGATAAATAAACCAATTATATTTTATAATGATAATCTAGAACCTTTTCAAGAAATAACAAAAAAGGGCGAATGGGATAACACAATATTAAGCTACAAATACGCAAAACATCAAAAAGAATTAATAAAAATAATGAAAAAAAAGGATCAAATATGTGCAATTCTTTTAACTTCTGGTCAATAGAATATTGGGAAAACGAAGAAGAAGGATTGAAAAATTATTATAAAATAACAAAAAATTTAGAAGAAGCAGTTCAATACTTTTATGAAAAAGAATGTAACAAAATATTTGAAGAAACAAACGAAGAAGAACAATTTAAAGAAGAATGGAGAAAAAACTTTATAGAAAAATATTGTATAGAATATAAATGCATACAAGGAGAATTAGTAAAAGGAGAAATAGATGAATTTTTAAAATTAATTCTTAATTTTCAAAAAATGAACTCTAAAACAATAGCAAATATTAGCACCGAATCTGTAAAAATATTTGTAATAGATGCAATAAAAAATAAAGATAAATTAGACTTCTTTATAAGAAATTTATTTAAATATTATTAAAAAAAAGTTCCTTTTATGACATAAAAAGAATATTTAAAATTTATTATTTTTAATAAAAGAAAACATTGGTACAAACAAGAAATATATGAATGTCCAGTTTGTTTTAAACAAACAATTTATAAAATAAGAATTTATGGTAAAAAACCAGAAAATTATGATGAAATATATACATTTCTAAATTATTATTGTGAATGTATCTTTTAAAAAAGGAGAAAATAAATGAAAGTTGAATTTAACATTAACAAAAAAGAAAAAACAGTTAGAGAACAATCGAAAGTCTTAAAAGAAAATTCAAAAACTGTTTTAGTAAAAACAAAAAATGGAAATATTATAAAAAGACATAAGATTAAACATAATGTTGTTGAAGTTTTAAATAATGCAGTGAAAGAATGAAAGAGACCCTCTTGATGCGAGGCAAACTAAAAGCTTCTATAATTTAATGATAAAATACCATACTCGTAATATGGATTTATCGGTTTGATTCCGTTTAGAGGCTCCAAAAAATAATTATAATTTGAAAGGAAAAAAAATGAGAAAAGACATTTGTATAGAAGAAGAGTATCCTGATACTTATTTAGAAGAATATTCTGTTTTAAAAAAAGAATTACAAAAAAAAGAGTATCTTTAACAGCTAATACGATTGTTTGAAATTATTATAAAAATATTGAAAAATAAGAAGGTATAATTTTTAAAGAATAAGAATAATAATATTATGATTAGATCATCTAAAATATCTTTAAAATTTTCTAATATCAATAAACTTGATAAAATAAAAGAGTTTATTGAAGAATATAAATTTGTAACTCAAGAGTTTATAAATATACTTTGGGATTTAGAAGACACTTCCAAATTCATATCAAAAGATATAACTGATAGAGTTAAGAAAGAGACTTGGTTAAGTGCTAGAGTAATACAATCTTCAGCTAAACAAGCTTCAGGAATAGTTCGTGGGACTAAGAAAAAAAACAAACAGAGATTATATGTTTGGAATCAGTTAAATAAAGAAGGTAAATTCAAAC